TGGCTCCGGTCGAGGCTGCGAATGTGATGACTTGTTCCATCGCTAGTGCGACGGACGTCAAAATCGCTCACCGCTTGGCTCGCTTCTTTACGATCTTCGGCCGCTTGCCAATCCAAGGCGCGACCGCAAACACGATGCCAAGCCCAGCCGCGACGCTGGCGAAGCGTTCAAAGGTCAGCAAAGCCGAGTCGGCGGCGTCTTTGTGCGTGCGCGAGACGGTGAGCTTGTCGAGCAAGAGCTTGTTAATAAGCGCGGTCATTGGCTCGATGACGCCATAAAGTTCTGCGGTCATGCTCGGCGAGTTCAGCGTTTCGATTTCGCCCTTGTCGCACGCCTCGCGCGCTTTCTTCAAATAGGCTTTGACGAGTTTATGCTGGGCCACGAGTTCCGAAGGCTGACCAAACTCGGAGATCAGTCGCTCGGCTTCGCTCTCCAACTTGGTTAGCGAAGCGCAAAACTCTTTTCCGTCGATCAGTCTTTTGCTCGCCTTTGCCTGACCGTCCACAATCGCCAATCCGTAAATGTCGAAAAGCGGACTCAGCACATTGCTCGTCAGCGAAAACTCTCGGTCGCTCGCCGCAATGTTCTCCGAAACATTTTGCACCGTCATCACTCCGACGCCCGAAAAGCAGACGACGGTTGCAGCCAGCGCAGCGGTGATCAGCTTCGGGTTCATTTCTTCAAGAGCTTGCTCGGATTCTTGGAATACTTCTTCGCCAAATTTGTGATGCCGTCGATAATCTCGGGAGAGATGACGCCTGCAACGCCGTAGGTTATCGCCTTCACGAATGAGCTAACCTCGATTTGCTCGACGACGAACCACGCGATTGAGCTGACGATTGCGGCCATCACGATGCGCCGAACGGATTCCCAAACGTCGCCCTTGATCGGATTCGCCAGCAAACGCGCAGTCATTCCTGCGCCACCGATGACAGCCGTGAGCCATCCGGTTTCTTTCCAAAGCCGAGCAACTTCAACAAAGTCTTTGGGTTCGGTGCTCATTTCTTGCGGGTCATCCTATCGCCAAACCACCACCCCACGCAGTTAAACGCACAGAACTGAATTTCGTCGATCATCTCAGCTTGCTCGGATGCCGTGACGCGAAAGAAAACAATCGTTACCAGAATCAAAAGGAGTAGTGTAATGAACGGGCGAAACAGCGTTATCAAATTGGCCGCCCAGTCCGATGTGTTGGCTGGCGGCGTGGCCGCTTGTTGGCTGGCCGTGAACGCATCCCATTTAGCCTTATCGCTGGCAATCTCGGCCATCGCCTTTGCCTCCTCTAGCTTACGCTTGTGATCTTGTCCGGCCTTGTAGTTCTCGAAAAAACCGTTGCCGATGCGGAGTAAGACACCGAGCGCACCGCCACCGAGAGCATTTGTGATAAGATCGAGCATGGCTTATACTGATTTCGGATTCGTCAAACGGCGGAACAAAAAGTAAGGGAGCCAAATGAATTTTGGTATGCGCGTGACCTGAACGCTCGTTCCTGCGATGAGCGACAGCTCAGCGTCCCAGATTTTTATGCGGATCGGTGAACCATCGGGCGAGCAACAGTTGACGAGTCGGACATTGCGCGTCGGAGCGCGGCCCTTGACCCAGTAATTGTCGTACTGTCCCAACTCGACCGTGCCGCTGATGACGCAGTTATTGAGTTCAAATCCGTCAATGGCTCCTTTGATAGTAACCGAGCCTTGAATCGTGCAGGACTGAATCAGGTAATTGCTGCCGCGCACGCAATCAATCGAGTCCTCACGGCTGGATGGAATCGTTAGTCCAGTAGCCGAAAGGTCGCTCACGTTGGAGCACTTGAACAAGTCGTCATAATCCTGCGGATTGCTTGGCGGAAACCAAGAGTTAGGATTATAAAAAATAGAACCTAGCGGCTCAGGAACAATGCTCCTGCCGTTGTCCTGTGGGCCAACGAAGCTGCGCCAGTTTACGTCTTTTATTCCAGCCATTTTATTCAGCTTTCGGAGCCTCGGGAGCTGGCTCTTGCTGGGATTTTACAATCTCAGAAAACTTGTTTCGCATGGCACCGACTATTAAAAGTTCTTCACCGCGAAATGCGCCACGAGTGGAGCAAACGTCGATGAGCTGAACGACGGCAGCGATGTCGTTAATTTCGATGGTGGGTTTGGGTTGTTCTGTGTTCATGTGTTTTAGTTGGATTTTTCGAGGGCCGCGAGACGCTGAGACAATGCCGCGACTTGGGCAACTAGATTTGCGTTCAGCTCTTTCATGGCATTAACCAATGCGGCCATCACTGGACGGTCAGAGAATGACAACATCCCATCAGCATTTTCACCGATTGCCTCAGGAATTATTTGCTGAACTTGCTGCGCTGAAAAACCAGCATAGTCATCGCGGGTTTGGTCTAATCCGCTTTCCTCGGTGTAACCGTGAAGGATCGGATTGATGGCAAGAATCTCGGTAAGCCCGCGAGAAAATGGGCGAATGTTTTTCTTTATGCGTTCATCCGATGCCGCAGTAATGTTTCCAGAAGCATCCGTAGTGAGCGCACCAGCACCGTAGGTATTAAACCTTACAGCGCCGCTTGCTGTTAAAGTAATCGCCGTGCTACTAGCAATCACACTACTTGCGGCTATTTTGAATTTTCCTGAATCAGATCGGTCAACACCAAAAGACCAATCTTGTTGGCCACTGGTGGTCATGGTAATCTGCACATTGCCCGAAGATGAGTTGGCCATGCGCTGCTTTACATCTACACCGCTACGAGTGATGTCTAATGCAAAACCAGCGTTTGGCGCTGCGCCAATACCCAAATTCCCGTTCTCATCTAGCGTCATCGCCTGTGTGAACGTGATGGCGTTGCCAGCGGTGCCTGTTCCTGTTGAAGTGAAAAATTGATGCTGTCCGTTGAATAGATTCTGGTAACTTGCACCATAGCCAGTCGTAATGTATTTCCAGCCAGCGTTGTAATAGGCGTTAGCACCATAAGTGCTGCCAATATTACCAAAAACATTTGCGCCAGATAATTGAAGGTTTCCGCCATTTTGCCACGCACTCGGCGTCGTCCCAATGCCTAGATTGCCGCTGCTGTCGATGCGGGCGCGTTCAACATAGTTTGTATACCAAACGTGCGGGCCGCTGTTGGCTGAATAATTAAGAGAACCTGCACCACCAAAGGAAGCGTAACTGCTGTTGCCCGCCCAAATTTGACCCATGTTTGCCGACCCATCACTAAGCTCAATCGAAGTAAGCCCTGTGGCAGTGGTATTTGTAATCCGTGTTCCGATTGCTTGGGCCGCTGCTGAAGCGCCACTTATTTCTAATTTTGCGCTAGGGCTCGCAGTCCCAATGCCGACGTTGCCACTGCTCGTCGCAAAGTTGGCTCCTGTGGTGCTCGACAACGCGCCTGTAACAGCGAGTCCGGTGGAGTTTGTGGTGGTTATCGTCGCCCCGTTGATTCTGTTTTGAACCTGCGTCGGATGCTCAATTCGCGTTCCAGAAACATTGGCAGAACCTTGGAAATTGAAAAATCCAGCATCGTTAAATACTTTGCCCAATGATACGCCTGCGCCATTTTGAAAGTTTACGTTTTCTCCAGAAGCAGGATTGCTAGTAATCGTGCCAGTCGCGCTAACCGTTCCTGTAACAGCGAGTCCAGTGGAGGAGAAATTTGCCCGCTCCGTAGTGCCAATAATAACTGAAACCGGAACTGCGCCTGTCGTGGCATCACGAGAGATAATTTGCGTTGTGGCGTTAGCCGCTCCCAAAAACAAATTGCTTGGGCCTGTTCCAGTGTTTGTGATGAGCGTATAAGTTGAACCAGTACTGTTTGATACTTGCAGCCTTTGAGTTGGTGAAGCTGTGCCAATTCCCGCGTCTGCCGACGTGCTCAACGTCGTTGCTGTTACCGACCCGCTAAACGACGACGACGTGATAGTCTTGTTGCTCAATGCTTCCGAGCCAGCCAAGGTCGCCAGCGTGCCCGTAGTTGGCAGCGTCAGCGACGTGTTGGCCGTAGCGGTGAACGACTGCGTGAACGCGCCCGCGTGCGTCACGTTGCCAGCAATCGTGATCGTGTTCGCGCCGTTGTTTACTCCTGTGCCGCCGTAGGTGCCAGCGATGGCTCCCGTAATGCCCACCGTCACCGATGCGTCAGCGTTGGTGATGGCGATGTTCGTACCAGCAGTAAGCCGCGCAGCTTTCCACAACGAGTTCGTCGCGTCGTAAACGAGCAACGCGCCCGCCGATGGAGGCGTGGTGATCTGCACGTCATGCAGTTCGTTTAGCTCATAGCCGTTTTGAACGCGCACATAGAGTTCGCCGTTGCCGTTATTCGCGCGCTCGACGATGCCGACATACACAAGATGGTTAGGAGCGTAAGGCTTGACGTTCGTTAGCGACCCAGCCGTTGCACCGAGATAGAGTTGGTCGCCTTCCGTGTAGCTTCCGAGCGTCAGTCCATCGACTACGCCGACGAGCGTGATCGTTCCGGTGCCGTTGGCCGCGATGCTTGCGTCGCTTACGATGCCGACTGTTTTCGCCGAGGTCGCGTCTCCCGTATTATACGCGAGTTTTACGCTCATGCGGTTGCCAGTCGCGCCGAAAGCATAAACGACTTGGCCTTTGGTGATCGTCGTAGATTCGGCGTTGGTAACCGTGGCCGTCAGCGTCTCCGCCGATTGCGCGCCAGTCGTGGCAATCGAGATGCCGCCTGAGCTGTTCGTGATCGTGACGCCGGTGCCAGCCGTAAGATTCGCCACCGTGTATCCGGTGCCGTTACCGATGAGGAGCTGACCGTTAGCGGGCGTCGTTGATACGCCCGTTCCGCCGTCCGCAACCGCGAGATCGGTGATGCCGGTGATGCTGCCGCCGGTGATGGAAACGCTCGCCGCGTTCTGAACTGCCATCGTGCCGAGTCCGAGATTGCTGCGGGCCGTGGTGACGCTCGCCAAGTCGGAGAGATTGTTGGCGACTTGAAGGAAGTAGGTGTCGGCTTGCGTAGCTGCGGAGCCAAGTCCGAGATTCGTGCGCGCCGTGGAGAACGAAACGAGGTCAGAGAGATTCGACGCCTTGGCGAGTTTGTCGCCGTCCAGCTCATTGATCGCGGCTTGAACTTCCGTGGCGACGATGCCGCCAGCTGGCACGTTCGTGATGTTGCTCGCGGTGTAGTCGCCGTTGGTAGCGGTCACGGTTCCGGTGCGACCAAAGACCGAGGCGACGGCATCCGTGTTGTCCACCTTCGCCCAGCCATCTGCGCCGTTGCTGATAATCCAGTCGCCGACGTTGAACGTGATCGAAGCAAACGTGCCGCCAGTCGTGACGATGTAGTAATCTCCGAGCGTCGTCGTCGCGGGCGGATTCGCCAACGTCGGAGAGTTCGTTGAAGCGTTCCACGTTCCCATGTACGTCACTTGGCCGAGGATGGAATCGGGCAACTGCGTGAGTGGAATCTTTCCGCCAGAGTCGAGCGTAGCGACGCCAGAGTTCGCGCCTTTCTCGGTGCTCGGAATCTTAGACGCCAGATCGGTCACGAGGTTCGTGACTTGCGACTCGGCAATCTGAATGTTTATCGCCGACGCCGCCGTCGCGCGACCTTTCGAGTCGAGCGTGATGACGACCGCGCTTGATGCGCTGCCGTAGCCGCCAGCCGTGACGCCGGAAATGGTCAGGCTTGGGTTTGGATAGGTGCCGGTGAGATCGCCGCCAGCTGGGCCGGTGGGCGTGCGCGAGTCGGTAAAGCGTGCGTCATCGCCCGCGGCAACGGTGCCCGCGGTGGTGCCAACGTCGCGCGTGGCGGAATTGCCAAGACCGAGATTGGTGCGCGCTAGAGCGACCGAGGCGACGTCGCTGAGATTGTTTGCGACTTGGAGAAAGTAGGTCGCGCTTTGAACTGCTGCAGAGCCGAGTCCGAGATTGGTTCGCGCGTCCGTCGCGTTGGATGCGCCGGTGCCACCATCGGCAATAGCCAAGTCCGTGATTCCGGTGATCGTGCCGCCAGTGATCGTGACGTTGCCCGCCGATTGCGTGGCGATACTGCCCAAGCCGAGATTTGTGCGAGCAAGCGCAACGGATGCAACGTCGCTCAACGAGTTCGCTGATTGCAGGAAAAAGGTCGTGCTCTCCACTGCAGCGGAGCCAAGACCGAGATTCGTGCGCGCCGACGTGACACTTGCGAGATCGTTGAGATTGTTCGCGCGGTAAGCGTAAGTCGTATCTGCGCCGGTGGCCGTGACGCCGAGATTGGTGCGCGAGGTCGTGACGCTGGCAACGTCGCTCAGGTTCGACGCCTTCGCCAACTTATCGCCGTCGAGTTCGTTAATCGCGTCCTGTACGTTCGTCGCGGTGATGCTACCGGCGGCGGTGTTCGTGATCTGCGTGGCCGAGTAATCGCCAGCGACTGCGGTGATCGAGCCAACGCGACCGAAAACGCTCGTGACGGATTCGCTGTTGTCCACCTTCTGCCAGACTGAACCGTTGTAGATTGCCCAGTCGCCAACCTTCCAATCGGTGATGCCGTTCAGGTTCGTCGAGCCGTCCACGTTCACGACGTAGTAATAACCCTTTGTTCCGACGCTCGACGTGAGCGTTGGGCTGTTCGTCGCCGCGTCCCAAGTGCCTTGGTAATTCGTGCCGCCGTCGGCGGAGATTTCGATGAAGCCAGCCGCCGTTGAAATTGCGATGCCGTCGCCCGCCGTAATGTCGGCGTTTACGAACGCGCCATTGCTGCCGATCAGGATTTGACCGTTGGCAGGTGAGCCGGTCAGCTCGGCAAGCGTCGTGCTGTTTCCACTACCAGCCGCACCGCGCGCAGAGTTGAGCGTCCACTTGGTCGAGGTGCGCGAAGGTTTTTGCGTCGTCTCCTCGTTGGCAACGTAGCTGTCGCCGTTGTAGGCGACGAGATCGAGCTTGTAATAAGTAACGCCCGATTCCCATTTGCCGCGCGGATTCAGTCCTTTCGGCTCGGCAAACTCTTTTCGCAGTTGATCAATTTCGCCAGCGCGAGGAAAGCGCGCGAACTTTTCTTCAACCAGCTTTTCAACTTGGGCAGGAACTTCGACGCCGATGCGTTCGCCAGCTTCGGTGATTTTCTTTTCCGCGATTTTTTCGAGGTCGATGACCTTCTCTTTGTAGAGCGTAATCGCGGAATACTTCGCGGCGGTAGTGGTTTCAAGGTCATCGCAGAGCGTTTCAATTTTGGATTGCAGTAGCTCGCCGAGTTTTGCGTTTTCGTCTTTCGCGCGCGCGGACAAGAACACTTCCAGCTCGGCGCGCAAGTGCGGCTCGATTTGCTCGACGTTCTTCTCAATTTCAATCGAGAGATGCGTCCGCAATTCTGGCAACGAATCAACGAGCTTTTTCAGCTCGGCGCGTTGAATGATGGCTAGTTCAATAAGGCGATCAACTTCGGTGAGCGTGTGAATCATGTTTGTGCTTTTTAAGATTTGATCTGCGCGTTGCAAACTGCGGCGCGTTGCGCTTCGTCAGGATACTCGGCAAGCATGGTCGGGTCGGCCATGCAGCGACCGATGAACGCGTCGGACTTCTCGCCGGCGTCAGGCGTAGGAATGACGAACGCTTTGACTGGCTCCTTGCTCGCAAGCGCGACGATGCTCTCGGTCACGATTGGCTTCTGCGCCTCGGCGACTTTGCCGAACAGCTTGGCGCGGTAGTTGTGAACCGCATCCAGCCACTCCTCGGCTCCGCCTTGGCGCGTGGACATAGCGTGCTCCATCTCGACACGCGCCTCGAAGTCGGCTTTCTTGTCGGTGTTCTTGTTCAGACGCTCGACGATCTGGTTTGCCCACGAGTAACCCTCATCGCCACCCCAGCCCATCCACGCCTGCCAGCCCTTGCCTTGCTCGTCCCAAGTCTCGCCGTTCTTGTCGGACTCGTGGCGGTCAAAGTACGCCTTCATGCGGCGCACGGTTTCCTCGGAAAGCGGGCGGCGATTCATCAGATCACGCGCGCGAGCAATGCCCACGCTCGTCATGCCGCGTTGCGAGGCTGGTTTCTTGTCGCGTACTTCAAGAGCGCGCTTGGCGTTGTCGGCGATGGCGACCGTCGGAATGTAAGTGTTGGTCTCGAAATCAATCGTGACAAGCTTGGAGTCGTTCTCGATTTTTTGCGTAGGCTCGGCTGGCGCAGCCGCGTCAGGCTTTGCCGTTGCGGCAATCGTTGCATCAACCGCATCTTGCGTGACGTTCGTACCGAGCGAAGCGGCCATCGAAGCGTTGGCAGGAAGTTGTTGCGTGACCATGCGGATTGCGGTTTCTGGCACGCCGTATTTCGTTGAGAGTTCTTTAATGAAACCGGCTTCGATTGCGATTTGCTCCAAACGCGAGAAAGCGTCGGTGCCTTCTTCGGCTGCGATTTCTTGGAGCGACTTCGCGCCTTGTCGGTTCTCGTTCATGTTCGCGGCGGACTCGCGGCCAACGTCGATCGAGAGCTTCGCAGGGAAACGCCATTCGCCCTTCGTCGCGCGGCGCAGAGCTTGCACCATCGTTTCTCCCGCGAGGAGCGTCGGAGGCGGAATCTCTCCGCGCGCAATGCCGTCGAGGATGACGGCGTCTTTGATCGGGTCGAGAACCTTGTCGGTGAGCACGCCTTGCTGGCGCGTGAAAACACGGTCGGCGGCGGCAAACTCGGCGCGCACGCTTGGGCCTTTGTAGTCCTGCGTTCCGAAAAGCACGCCCTCGGGCACGCCGACGCCTAGCGCAATCTCGTGCATGAGATGCTGCACGAAGCCGGTGAACGCTTGCGATGGACGCGATGGCATTACTTCCACGCGGTCGCTGTTTTGGAAATAGCGAATCATGCCCACCTCGGTCAGCTCGTTCTTTTGCGTCTGTCCGCTCGGCAGCGACATGGCTGGGTTTGGCTGGAAAAGGTTGCGCGGATTGGCAACGCCTCGGTCGTTGAAGATCAGCGCGGCCTGTTGCGACGAGAAACGCACGCCCGCTTTCTCGGCTTGAAGAATGTCGTGCAGCATCCGCACGGTCTGAATCGCCGAGTGGAAATCGGTGATGCCTCGGTACTGATCGACGCGGAATGGGTCGAAGTAGTGGCAGAACTGATTCGCTGGAATGTCCTCGGCGCCAAAGTAAACTCCGTTACGATCTACGCGGTAAATGCGGTATGCGATAGGCTGGCCGAAGTCATCGGTGATAATGCCTTGGTAATAGTTGTTCGACTCGACCGCTGCGCTGTTTGGATTGCCGATGCGCGTTGCCGGCACGAGTTGCAGTTTCAATCCTTCGCCCGCGCGACGAATCACAAAACCGCAATCACCATCCACCGGACGCTCCTCGGCGGCGAGCTGCACGAGTTTCTTGAACGTGTGCCGATTGGTAACGTCGCAGTTCTTGCACCACTCGTGAAAGTAATCGCTGACCGTCTGATTGTAGTCACGGTCGCCGGTCGTCGGCGAGTATTCGTGCGGCGTAAGATACAGACCAAACTTGCGCGAGACCTCGCGCGCTTCTGGGCTGTTCTCGATGAGGTCGCGCGCCTCCCACATCATGACGACGCGGTCGCGCTGATTCTGCGTGCTCTCGGCGGGCTGGCCGTACTGCTTAGGAGCGTAAAGACGATTGGTGCGCGCGGCGTTATATTCGAAAAGCGATTTCTGCACGCGAGCTTCCAGACGCTTCAACGCCCAAGTCGGCGCAATGTTCTCTAGCGCGCGGTCAATCCACGGCTGATTTTTGACTAGTTTAGACGCGTCGAAGTTCTCGTGTTCCATGTTTGTGTTTAGTTACCGTTGAAAGAAATAAAAACCGTATCCGTTGAGGTTCCGTTTACGTCATTGATCGCGTCCTGAATGTTGCCCAGCATATTATTGAGCTGCGCCAAATCCGCGCGCGAGACGCTTTTGCCGTTGAGCGAGTAGCTTTGATTTAACAGCACGGCTTGGATGGCATCGAGTGTCTTTGTTTTGAGCGTCGCCAGCGTCGCGCCATCGAGTCCGAGAAATGGGTTGTCGAGCATTTGCTAATGCGCGGAACGTCAAAAGGTCTTACTCTTTCGGCGGCGTGTAGCGAACCACATTCGCAATCGTCGCCATGCAAAGCATCATGGCCGAGGTGTCGAGTCCGTGATTGGGCGCGTTGCTTTTTACCTCACGCCATTCCCAGACACCCGTCCGGATCTCGACCTTTGACTCGCCTTTGAGGTGTTCAAGGTAGAGCGGATTGACGTCTGCTGGCATGAGCCATTTTAGGTCGCCTTTGTTTTCGAGCGCGTTCGCCAAAATGTCTTTGAAGTAATCGCCTGACCAATCGTAATAAAACACGTCGCCGCCTCGGTAGTCGCTCACGCGCGGATCGCTGAATGGGAAGTTAATCAGCGCGTTCGTGTTCTCGTCGCGCATCGTCCACGTCTTTCGCGCGTGTCCGCGCATACCGCGCCAGCCAAAGTCTGCGCAGTCACGGTCAACGTCGGCGGGCCGATAACCTCTGTCCTGCGCCACGCACGAGTCCTGAACCTTGTAGCGATACTGCATTTGACGAAGCTGGTCGCGCGTCTCGATTCGCCCAAAGTAAAGTTGCTTGTACGTCGGTCCGGTCGCCGAGCTGAAGGCGCCGATTTCCAACCACCAATGGTCTTGTTGGCGGTCGATTGCCATGAAACGAATCACCTCGCCCTCGATCTTTTCGCCATTCGAGAATTGCGAAACGGTGTAATCGGACGCCTGCACGAATAGATTGACGACCTTTTTCTCGACAATCCACGGACGCGCTTCGCGCTTCGTCTTGAACTCGATCTTCATCTTGTCATCGCCTTGGCGCACGAAGTGATTATCGGCGGCGCAAAACTCCTCGACGAGTAAGCGCATTGGCCGCGAGACTAGAGCCTCGACGCGGAAGGACTGAAACTCGATTGGCGCGTCGGGTCGCATTGCCACAAACCGTCCGGTGCGCTTCCAAGCGTTGCGCGTCGCGTCGGAATCTGCGGACTCGTGGCCGCAATGCGGGCAGCGGAATCGGCAGGACTCGACCGCTCGCGTCACGTCCCAAGTCTCGTCGTCTCGCTTTGCGGCTGCGTCCCAAACGACGCCACCGCGCAAACCTGTCTCCTCGTTCTTTTCGAGAGTGAACGCGACCGGATGAATCTTTTTGCACGAGGGACATTCTGCGCTCCATTCTTGTTGGTTGCCCGAGCGATAGCTCGTGTCCTCGACGTTGCCGGTTTCCAAGTCCATTATCGGAGCCTGTGACGTGTTGTAGATTTTCGAGCGTCCAACTTCCTCGAAACGCGATACACGCGCAACCGCATGACCATAAACATCTTGCCACTTCGGGAGCCAAATTTCGTCGTTGATCTTGTAGCGGATGGACTGACTTTGCTGACTCGAAAGATTCGCAGGGTTAAGGATGAAAAAGAATCCGCCGAAATAAATCTCGGTCGTCGTCTTCATCGGGCCAGCGCGCGGCAGCATCTTGGCGACCGGCTTGCAGCTTTCAAAGATCGGGTTGAGCCGCGACTTGGCGTGCCGGTCAATCATTTCGTCGGTCTGCATCGTCCACGAGATAGGGCCAGCGTCGTTACAGATTAGCCAAGGCACCCACACGTCGGCGACGAGCGTGCCGCCGATCTG